TGCCGGCTCCTTGATGCAACCCAACTTCTTATACTCTGCGTAATATTGATGATACAGATGACTAAAGAAGGCTTCACGGCACTCATACAGCTTCTCGCCAATGTGCTCGTCGCGAGGATACACATACGGATTTCCCTCATACATGGGATCACTTGGATCCTCTACGAAAATAGACGGGAAATCAACAATACGCACACGACGCCAAGTACCACCATCATCACTAGTAATCTTTGGCAAATTATTACATACGAGGAACCAGTGTGCCTGCGGCTTAAACTCCTCAATGTCTTCAAACAAACGACGAGTTGTAATCTTATTACCACCAGTTAGCTCCTTCATCTTTGCAACATTGATTGTCGTACCCTCTTCTGTTTCCTCAGCACTTACCAAACGAACACCACGAATACGAGCAATCTCTGGTGTCGCCCCACTCGAAGACCCACTTCGTTGAGTAAAGATCGTGGTGCTGACTGTGCATGCATACTCACCAAAAATCTCTTGTAGAAACTCAAGCAAGATTGTTTTACCATTACCACCTGAACCAGTCAAGATGGGAAACTTTTCATCATCATGACCCGTTAGACAGCTTGCGAATCGAAGAAGGAGGTACTTACGCACACTATCATTTGGAATAATCTGCTTAAAAAACTTCATCACAAAATCTACCTTTTGCTTGAAATCAGCATTTGCCATATCATGTTCTACAAAATTAATCTTACACTGTTTTGTAATGTAATCATCAGGGCGACCATCACGAAACTCGCGCTTCTCAAGATCCAATACACCGTTTTGGAGACCAATGAGCATCAAATTGCTATCCATCTTATCCATAAAGGTCGTATCGAGGAACAATTCAGAACACTCCTTCAATACATTGTCCTTAAAACTCGTTGTTTTGAGACAAGAAGCGATCTTATTCGCGGACTTGACTTTATCTTCGAGTGCTTTCACAATATTATCATTGCCGCTATCTGTTTCATTTTCATTCGCATTTAATTGCATAATCTTTTGATTACACTCGATGGCAAATCGAAGATACTCGGTTGCTACCTCACGAGAAAGCACTGAACGAATGCAGTATCCTTGATCACTAACCTCCCATCGATGACCAGCAAACCGATACCACTTCTTAATCTTTGGATTTGTGCAGACAAACTGGTGTTTAAACATATCGTGAACAACAATCGCAATATCAAAATGAGAAGGGGTTTTAATAGACTGCTCCAACTTAAATCGAATCGAATTACGACGAAGCTTCTCATATTCTACCGGATTATCCTGTTTTGCCCAGTAATTCAAGCTCGCGATACCCAATGCATGCTTCTTAAAACCGGACCAATATCGCTCACATTCACCATCCTTGAAGCCGGCATATCCCTTGCTAAATTCTACCCAAATCGGAAGAAAACGCTCATCAATATTAAAGAGACACGCACCAAGCTCAAACCAAGGGGTATAGTTGTCTCGACGATGAGTAGATAAGATACTAACAATGTTTTTAATATGTTCATAATTCTCCGGTAGAGAAAGATGACTCGATATGAGCTTCTCTAGTGCCACCTTCTTTTGCTTTGTTTGTACATTTGTTTTTAGTTTAACTGGTGCCTTAGATTTAATCTCCTCTTCTAGTTCTTTTGATAGAAAGCCTTTCTTCTCCATATCTTTGCGGATCCGAAGGGTTGTTACAAGATCATACATCTTCCATCTTTTGACGTCGACTTCTTGCCCCGAACTGTCAATCTCCATGGTTAATAGGTAGGGCTCTAAGTTGGACTTTCTGCTACCATAAATAAACCAGTTTCCTGATTCAATCACACTCTTATCAATAACATCTTGAATTGGGTTTAATGTTCCCACGTTTTCGATTATTCCAGAGGTAGATATCTCTTCCATCGCCATAGTACGAAGAACATGTTGGAAGGAGTAAGGAAGTCCAAGGTTAAAATATAGATGAAATCCATCTCGGATTTTCTCCTCTTTCTCGATCTTATATGGCTTATCCCGTTCCGTCACATAACAGGTAAGCTCATCATCAGTACAGGCGATATAATTACGAATCAAGTTTTGATAAAGATTTACGATAGAGCGAATGTTATCTTTTGTATACATACGATTCAAACCATTGTCTCCGGGGTATCGAAAATCGAAATCGATCTTGACCACACCATAATCTAGTTCACGGTTAGGAGTTTCAAGATAGGTTAGTTTCTTACCGTCATCTAATGCTTTAACGTAGTGTTGATAAAAGGCGGACATCTGATCACTCGGAACATGATATGATCCGCCGGTGATACTAGTGATATTGGGCTTATCATCATCATGAGTAGAGGACGTAGACTTAAAAATTCGAAATTTCTCAAGAAACGTGCTCAGGTCCGCCATGTTTATGATCTATAGGAGAAGTTTTTTTAAATGGAATCAATTTATTGCGGGTGCGTTTCCCGCCATTTCTTTCTAACTTGATCATACAAAAGGATGAGCTTATCTACCGAAACATATTCATTTGATGTCGATCATTCGATGGTATTTATGTTAAAAATGTGTTTTATTTACAGTGCTGTAATGGATGGCTGGAAGGTAGAAAAATTGGGTAACAATAAAATGTGTTTCTCTAAAAAAAACCTTAAGAAAAATTTTTCACTTGATTCCTTTATGAAAAAACATGTTCCAACCGATTTAATTTTGTACCAGAGCTCCTAGATATTATTCTTATAGAATAATATAACTCGTTAATTTATCTAAACATAAATTAACTCGTAAATAAATTCTTATAGAATAATAGAATGTCTGCCTGTAATTCGTTAGAAAACTTTTATTATCATCTTGATGACCCTCTTGTGTGTTCGAATGCATCAAACGGTTATCCTAAGGTATCCACCGTTACCTATGAATACCTAAATGAAGTACCAAAACCGAATCGTTATGACAAATGCTCTCATACCACAATCTATGGTGCATCATGGGACGCAGTGTTAAACTTCTCTTGGAACAAATGCAAAGGTATTGTTTATGCCAACAAGAGTGGTAATTTTAAAATTAAAGGTACTGCCACAGGTGGTTCTATATTAAAGTATTGGGCTGCTGCACCCCCTGTATGTAGTTATAGTACAGCTGGTTCAGGTCTTCCTTTTCCGAATGAGGAGGTTGCTTATGAAAATACGCCAAACAAGGGTGAAATCAAATTAGATATTTCTGGTGCATTTGAAATTAATCTACAATATCCCTCTGCATACTATGCTCAACAAGGCGAACTATATGTTCCACCTCATGTAAATGTATCCTTATGTGACGAATCCGGTAATAATTCTGGTGTACTCACTCGTATTCAATTACCTGTTGATCCAGCATTCCGTTCATTGGGCTTTAATTTAGCAAACCATGGACGCGAATGGCAACCTGTCCCATACAAGAAATAAGACTAATACTAAATAATCATATAGATAAATTTCTATCTATAACATTATTCTACTGATATACCATAATATTAAACGCAGGTTTAATAAACTGAACTGATCCGATTGTTTTTCCTTTTTTTATATTTTTGATCGTACAATACATAATTCTAGAAAAATCAAGATGTTTTTCTTTACTAATTTTTTTACATAAGGTAGCACATTGAAAAATCACATCATCTGTTATAAGTGTATCATCTGATATTTCTAAGATAACATATGCAGACGGTATACAATCCACTCCAAACCAAATATCCTTTGGAGATGACTCATCTAATCTTCTCCAATGTTCGGTTACAGATGTACCATGGCGACATTTCATCTTATTCTATGGTGCGAAAAGATTTTACTTCTTGTTCTCAGACCATTCCTTTTGATTAAATTCTACAATTCGGATATCTTTTTTCTGTGATTCCATCCATTTATCTTTTTCTGCATCAACTTTAGACTTTTTACATTTCTCGATTTGTGATTGCAATGAATTTTCTTCTGTCATTTCACCTAAGACCAACTCTAATTCTTTATCACGATCTGTTTTTTGTGGTTTGATACCATAACAGGTTACTGCATATTGTTTCAATGGATCAATGTTCTTGATCTTATTTAATCCAGCAGTCGGACCACAAAACCCCTTATGTTTTTTTTCAATGGCTGACCAAAATTTTTCTTGAACAGGATAACCAATCATTTCGCCATCTAACCATCCCCAAGTACACCAATTTGCACCATTTCGAAATGCTTTTTCTAGATCTTCTTCTTTTGCCAAACGTCCATCATAAATCTTACAAATCTCTTTTGCTTCTAGATAGTTGTATTTGTTATAAATCAAAAACACCTCCTTTTTTCCTTGATCTTTTGATGGTTCTTTTTTACCTTTCGTATCCTTCTTGCTATCCTTCTTGCTATCGTTCTTGCTATCGTTCTTGCTATCCTTTTTCTTTTCTTTTTCCTTCTGTTCCTTCTGTTGTTTGATTTCTGCTTTCTCCTGTTTGGTTAATTCCCGAACAGTTTGATTTTCATCGAGACATTGTTCCTGATCGACATAAAACGATTCATGTAAAGATCTTCCTGCTCGAATATAGATAATCCATAAGAAAGAAATTATAATAAATAAATATAGTCCAGTATACTTCATAGACTGTTCTAATATACATGATGATTATTTTTTAAATAGTAATTTTTTTCCATGAATGTCCACCACGTTTTCCTACAATGCATAAATATTCTACTCCTTGATCATCTGTAAATTTTTGACCATTATTGAAATCCTTTGCATCCGGCAGTGCCTTCTTTTTTACAACTTTTTTAACAGTTTCTTCTTCTAGTACTTCAGGAACCTTATTTTCTACTTGTTTCTCTACTTCTTTTTCTACTTCTTTTTCTAATTGTTTTTCTACAGATAATTCCATAGATGAAAGATCCAACACTTTGTGTTTTTTAGAGGAACGACTAGAACTACTAGAGGCACTAGAACTAACAGATTTATCTTTTGGTTTTTCTAATTGGTTAACAAGTTGAATGGAAGATGGTTTTTCTTCTGATCTAGAAGATCTACTAGAACGAGTAGATTCTGATTGGAGATCATCTTTTAAGGAAACAGTATGTTGTTCTTGTTGTACAAATGAATCTTTCTTTTGAAAGACAATTGGGATAGAAACACCACCACTAATGGATCCTTTATTCTTTTTGAGCTCATTCTCTACATGACTGACTTTATTTTCTAGTTTCTTCATGTCAAGAGCAAGAGCTGCCATAGAATGATTTTGTTTTATCCAATGATGATAGATATATTTCACAGAAAGGATAATCGCAGCAGAAATCGAGCAGTAAATAAGATACTTATACATTCCTATGGAAAAATGATAAAATATTAACTAGACAGAAACGCAACCTAACCCTTTATGAAGTAGATTCACGATGAATTCTTTATATAGATTTCATTTAGTAAAAAAAAATAAGATGTAATATTAGAAATGAGTACAAAAACCTGGAATGGTGTTTCAAGTCGAAAATGCGAATTATATTGTGATATGAATGCTGGTTATTATCCCGTTCAAAATTACCTAACAGATTGTGCTGCGAAAGGTGCTCGAGACATATCTTATAACTATACCAATATTATTGCAAAAGATGGGTATGGTTGGGTTTCTCTTAACGGATGCTTAGTCGACCAAGATAGTAAATCGAGAAATACAATTGATCGAATGACCCATGGAAAAGGTAGACATCATCTAGAAGATCGTACCAATCTAGTTGGAAACAAATCAAGAGGTCCCTTATTAGTAGATGATGAATCCATGTTAAAACTATCTGGTTCTAATCCCATGAGTAAACTTCATTGTACGATGACAACCGATGTCACTGCATATAGAATGAACTATTTACCACCAGAAAATAATCCTCAATGTGTTAAACACATTATTCCTCCTGCTATTCAAAAAGGTGGTTGGGTTCGTGGCGGAATGGATACCCGAATGGAACTACGCCGTGTTGCACATGGTTGTTTGTATAAGCAAAATTAAACGCAATCCTTTTAATTTCTAATGAATAGAACTTAAAATTATAAATGAAATTCTATATATATATTCTCGCATGAGCGCCACTTTTAAAGTAAAAAACAAAAAAGTTGATAAAAAAAACAACAAAATACTCGAAACACTCGATTCGAAACACATCGAAATGGTAAAGGAATTAGATAGTTTTCAACGAAAATTACCAGATCTAGAAAAAGAATTAGAAACAAATCAACTAAAACTAAAGCGAATTCAAGAAAACATAAAAGATAATTCTTTTGATCTAACAAGTTGTTCTATTCTAGATGACAATCTCTATACAGAACGATACACAATAGAAGAAACAATAAGCTATCTTACTAAAGAGATTGAGAAAATAAAAAACAATGAATATATTAATGATTATTTCCTAAAAACAGGTCATTTGTTATATGATTACTATGACGGAAGTAATACATTAGGTAAAGAGTTTCAAACTAAAGGCGAAGAAACTACTAGTAGTTCAGATATAGATGATGATGATTTACTAGAGGATATATTAGAATCTGACGAAGAGGAAGATAAAATAGAAGATCCAGTGGAAGAGGAAGATGATGAATCTACTTCTACAAAAAAAACTAAGGTATCCAATTTGAAAATGGCAAATAAGAAAACAAAAATTACCGATTTTATCGAAAAAAAAGATGGATTTGAAAAAGCAGAACTCTATGATAAATATGTAAAACTAATAAAAAATCATACCTTTATTCAAAAAGATATTTTTATGAAGAAAAGCCAAGTTGGTCAAAGTGCCATTTGTCCGAAATGTAATATTACTCTTACCTTAGTGCAATCGGAAGGCTTACAAGTATGTAATCAATGTGGTCGAACAGAATATATTTTGATCGATAGTGAAAAACCAAGTTTTCGAGAACCTCCTCCAGAGGTAAGTTATTTTGCATATAAGAGAATCAATCATTTCAACGAATGGTTAAGTCAGTTCCAAGCAAAAGAATCTACAGAAATACCAAGTGAAATTTATCAATTAATCCTATTAGAAATGAAGAAAGAGAGAATCAATGATTTAAATAAAATTACCCATGCTAAGATTCGTGAATATTTGAAGAAACTTAAGTTAAATAAATACTATGAACACATTCCTCATATTTTAAATAAACTAAATAAAAAGGTTCCATTAATTAGCAAAGAGATTGAAGAAAAATTACGTCATATGTTTAAAGAAATCCAAGCACCTTTCATGAAAATCTGTCCATCCAATCGTAAAAACTTTTTAAGCTATAGTTATGTTCTACATAAGTTTGTAGAATTACTAGGATTAGACAATTTGAAAGAAGGATTTCATTTATTAAAAAGTCGTGAAAAACTCCATCAACAAGACCAAATGTGGAAAGAGATCTGCAAGGAGTTAAATTGGATGTTTATAAAATCCATATAATGGATTTTTATAAACAGCAAGTTCCAACGGAACTTGGCTTGGTTATAAAATCGATTTAAAAAATCGATTTATATAAACAGTTGCATCATAGATACAAACTTGTTTATTAAAACTATCTAAAAGATATATTTAATGGATTTTATCCTATTATTTTATAAATGATTTATTGATTTTTTAGTATCAATACATATTTTATTTTTTATAGTTAGGTAATTCAATCGCTCGCCCATGCATTCTTGTATAGAAATCATCAATGTTTTTATCTTTTTCTCTAACACGTGTCACACGATTGATTTCCATTTCGACCTCTCTTTTTTTTCTCTGATCTACAAATTGTCTTTCGTCTGTTGATATTTCTACAGGAGCATCTCGAGCTGCTTTTAATTGACCGATATTAGTGTATTGTTCACGGGGCTTCACCTCTCCAGGGTGTAATAAATTACTACTAGTATAAGCCTTTTTTAAATCCGTATATTTTCCATCCGTAGTATAATCTTCTACTTTTTCTCCTAGGTTATCAAATCCACCTTTATAACTAACATAACACTCTGGATCAATGTATTGAACAATTTCTCGATTAGATGTTTGTTTCTTTGCATATTGCTCAAATGTATCATTAAATCCTTGTTTGGTATAGGTATTGATTTTAGGAAGTTCTTCTGCCGGCTCTTGTCCACGTAACCATTGTTCATAACCTTGTTCATTTTCATCAACATATTTATTTTGATCAAACATTTCATTGAATCGTTTCTTATCAAATCCACTTCCACTAGCAGGCTGAAACTGTTGATTCACACGTGTTTCAATATCGGTATCCAATTGTTTACGTTCATGTCCCTTTGTTTCTACAGTTTGAACAACCAATGCATTTGTTTTTGCTTCCTCCTCTTTAAAATGTACTAAGGTTGAATAGGCTTTTTGAATCACACGATAATCACTCGTACTATCATAACCAGATTTATCGGGATGATATTGTAATACTAATTTCTTATAAACTTTTTTAATATCATCTGCAGTACAGTCTGCGTCCAATCCAAATAGTTGAAAAGGATCAATCTCTAATGATGAATTATTAACAGTTACACGTATTGTTTCTACTGGTTTAGTTAAGATGGGAGCAACAAATGCTTTTGTTTTTTTTAGCTCATTGATCTCTTCTTTAAGAGATTTTTTGGATTGTTTTTCTTTTTTTAGGTCTTCTCTAATCTTTTTGTTTTGTTTTTCTAAGAGAAGTTGTTTTTTCTTGATTTCTAAGAGATCTTCTTTTGATACCGCTGAGGAAGCTTCATTACCCATCTTATTTAAATGAAGAAGAGAAATAATTAAATTATTTTCCTTAATTAAGGATGCATGCTGTAATACAATATTTAGGGTACACAATTGTAGCATCATTCTGTGCTTTTCTAAAAATATTCTATAAAACAAATACTTATCTTAGTGCTGTTATCATTGGTATTCTTTTTGCAATAACTGAAATTTTTCTTCGTCTTCCTACAAAAGCATTAGGATTAGATATCTTAGGATTATCTGTTTACTCCATTCAAATTACATGGATTAGTGCAAATGTTATCATGAGTACATTATTAAGTGTATTGTTTTATGGAGCCGAAATGACCATGCATCGATTGACAGGTATGATGATTATGTTATTTGGAGTGTCGATTGTACTAGGATAAACATGATAAATAAAATATAAATTATAGATAAATGAATTTTCCAGTCTGGTTAGTAGATCAATTATCTAGTCCATTTATCAGTGCGTTTGTTTCGGGATTAATTACCTTTGTATTTATGTATTTGGATTCGAAAATTACGCGAACACCTATCCATAGAAGAACCTATACGAAAAATGTTTTATTAGTGTCTATATTAACGGGAACAATTGTATATGTCCTTACGAATACTAGTCTTCATCCAAAAATTACAAAAATGGTAGAACAATCAGCAAACGTAATTTCCGGTGGCAGACCCTTAGAAACGGGAATTCACTATGATCCTTCTGATATTTTAACTGGGGACCCTAATTTCTAATTTTATGATACTTACTATACAACCAAACGTATCTGTGTGTGGTTGATGATAAAATTGTAAAAACTATAAAAATCTTAATTAATTCATATAATTAAATGAATTAATTGCGTTTTCGATAAAATTATTTTCTTATGTTATAATATAAAAAATGGGTGGTGGTTTAATGCAATTAGTCGCTTATGGCGCACAAGACGTATATCTTACTGGAAATCCGCAAATTACTTTTGAATAAAGAGTTGAAAAGCAGTCCGCCTTTACTATATGGATATGTAAAGGATAAACCGGTTAGTTTTCCATATCAACAAGCGTGTTGATAAACAACTGCTAGTGCTATTATTAATAATAGTGCAACACTATCAAAATGCTGGAAACCCCTAAAGCTTCTACTACTAAACTAATATGGAAACATGATTAGCGGACAAGAGAAAAAACTTGTGTACAGTAAAAATGTAGAAGATAAAAAATTAATTCTAAGAATTGATTTAAAATGGGCAATCAGCAGCCAAGTTCTAACTTAGGAAATTAAACATAAGTTGAAATTTAAACATGGGATTCATTTATTTGATAAAAAATATTGTTAATGACAAATTATATGTTGGTCAAACTATACGAACTGTTAAAAAAAGGTGGAGAGAACATTGTACAACTGATGATGGTTGTTCTGCCTTACACAGTGCGATAGAAAAATATTTACCTGAAAACTTTACAGTTGAGGTATTAATAGAAACCGACGATAATTTATTAGATGGTTTGGAAAAGAGTTATATAGAAAAATATAATTCTTTATGTCCGAATGGTTATAACATTCAAACTGGTGGCACAACCGGTAAAAAACATTGTAAAGAAAGTTGTGAAAAGATGAGACAATCTAAAATGGGTGAAAAAAATCCTAATTTTGGTAAACCAAGAACAGATGAAACAAAGGCAAAAATTAGCGAAGCTAAAGCTGGAGTAAAGCATCATTTCTATGGGAAAGAATTCTCTATCGAACATAGGTTGAAATTAAGTCAATCTCACAAACAACATGATTTACCAATGTATATGGTCTACTTAAAAGAAAGACCAGAATGTTATCAATCAGAAGGATATGCAATAACAAATCATCCTAATGGAAAAAACAAACATTTTACAAGTAAAAAAATAACCCTAGAAGAAAAACATCAACTTGCTTTAGATTATTTACATAGTCTAAATTTTTCTAATATGAATGCAGTTCAACGACTAGATGGTAGTGGGTCTACGTAAATTAAAGTAGGCTTAAGGTATAGTCTAGCCCCCTTGGGAAACCTTGGGGTACTAGCGTTTTCAAAGTGGTGTATCGTCGCCACACGAACTTTGCCATGGAGTCTATTCAACAGACCTTCAACGGCACTGCTGACTTCGGCAAGCGTGTCAGCTGCACGATCTCTCGTAACGGCGACTTGATCTCTCGTGTTTACCTCCAAGTAGACATTCCCGCGATCTCGATCTCTGGTGCTTCTTTCCGCTGGATCGATTCCCTTGGTCACTTCTTGATCAACACCGTTGAACTCCAAATCGGTGGTCAACGCATTGATTACCACTATGGTGATTGGCTCGAAATCTTCAACGAGCTAACCATCCCGGCTGGTCAAAAGAGAGGCTACCAACAAATGATTGGCAACACCTTGGCTCTTACCACGAACGAGGCTGGTAATGGTGCCGAAAGTACCGATGTCGAGAAGCCGCAAACCACTCTCTACATTCCTCTCCAATTCTTTTTCTGCCGCAACCCTGGTCTTGCTCTCCCGTTGATCGCCCTTCAATACCACGAAGTCGTGATCAACCTCGAGTTTGCTCGTGCTTCTCTCTGCTACATCACCGGCAGCAATGGTCAATCCCCGATCCCCTCCATGTTGAACCCGAACTTACAAAACGCCTCTCTCTATGTCGACTACATCTACCTCGACACTGATGAGCGTCGTCGTTTCGCTCAAGTCTCTCACGAGTACTTGATTGATCAACTCCAATTCACTGGTGAAGAAACCTTCACTGGTTCGACCTACAAGTCTCGTCTCAACTTCAACCACCCCGTCAAGGAGTTAATCTGGGTTGTTCAACGTTCGGACGCTGTTGACAACGGCATGAACCAATGGAGCAACTACACAACTCAAGTTGCTCTCCAAGGTCCCGTTGTTAACTACAACGACACTGGCTTGAACGCATGGTCAAACAACCAATTCCCGACCACCACGACTTACGTTGCTGGTCTCTCGGACGCTGGTCTCCTATACGGTCGCGAAGCGGGCTTAGCCAACCAATACATGGGCGGCAATGCTTACACCGACATTCCTTCTGGTCTTGCCAGTCAAGGAATTGCTGGAAGCGGCAGCCCGGCTCAACAAATCAACCCGGCTAGCATGACACCGGCTGTCCCCGACACCACCAACATGGTTTACCCCCACGTCTTCGGTGGTCCGGGTGCCCAAGATTGCGTCTGGGCTGCTAAGTTGCTCCTCAACGGTCACGATCGCTTCTCGGAGCGCAAGGGCACCTACTTCAACTTGGTTCAACCTTACCAACACCACACCAACATCCCGGATTCCCCCGGTATCAACGTTTACTCGTTTGCCTTGAAGCCCGAAGAGCACCAACCGTCGGGAACGTGCAACTTCTCGCGTATCGACAACGCCACCTTGTTACTCAGTGTTCACCCGGACATTGCCTCGTCTAACCTCACCAAGAAACTCCGTGTTTATGCCGTGAACTACAACGTCTTGCGCATTATGTCGGGCATGGGTGGTCTTGCTTACTCGAACTAAATTGTTTGCCTTATATGGCAAGCGTATTATATATTTTGTATCGTTATTGATATAAAGTAAATAGTATTTAATAATAAACTATTAAATCCTATCTGTTCCACACTGAAACCTTACTGAAAATGAATAATTTTATTTATCGATTAATAAATAACATTGCTTTGTGTTGAACAAAAGCAAACATTATTCTGACAATGAATTGATTTTGTTTTTAGAAAGCAAAAGTAAAATAACTTAAAGACTAGGTTCTTTCCTTAAGTAAGGACACCATGACAGAGCTTAACATTGTCGAACTTATTGAAAATCACCCGATTTCTAAGCTTACTAATACTTACAATTTAAAGCTATTGGATAAAATCAAGAAGAACTTTACAGATACAGAACAACAGCTATTTATTGCAAGCTTTTATTGCTATTTGAACTATGATACTAAGAAAGATTATGTGGTAGATTTAGATAATGTATGGAAATGGATTGGATTTTCTACGAAACAGCACGCTAAAACAGTTTTAGAAAGACATTTTTTAATTGATGCTGATTTTAAAGAACATACTTTATCTACTTTCTCATCCGAGAAAGCAATATTTGAACATGGTACATTGCTTACGCAATCGCGTAAGCAGACCGAAAAGGGTGGACACAATATTAAAAAAATAATGATGACAATTAAATGCTTCAAATCTCTGTGCCTTAAAGCTCAAACTAAAAAAGCATCTGAACTTCACGAATATTATATGAAAATGGAAGAAGTATTATACGAGGTAGTTGAAGAAGAAGCAACGGAGTTTAAACTCCTTCTAGATGATACAACGAGTGAATTAGAGAAAACAAAAACAGAACTTAAGGCTACTCCTGAACTAGAAAGACATCGAGTTCTTTTACAAAAATTTGCTCAAATAGGTTCACTTGTTTATATTGTACGAATTAAACAATGTGAAAAAGGAAAATACATTATTAAAATCGGCGAATCCAGAAAAGGCATTCGAAACCGATGGAATGAATTCAAACAAAAGTACGATTCGCAAGTAATCATTATGGATTGCTTTCCTGTACATGATTCAGTTGGTCTCGAAAAATATCTACACCATCACTCTGAAATTCATCCACATCGAGTAAACGATCTAGATGGTCATGAAAATGAACTAGAGCTTTTTATGATGGGGGGAGAGTTGACCTATCAGAGACTCCTTCAAATTATTGAAACAGCTGTACCACAGTTTGATAACCTTCATCTAGAAAATCAACGTTTACAAGCAGAATTAGATAAAGTACAAAATAAGCAACAAATAAATATATCAATGGATACTAACATTCTTGGAGATATTCTAAAAACAAATCAATTACTTCTTCAAAAAGTACAACAACTAGAAACTAGTAATAAAGATATCCTTTCTCGGCTAAATTCCATGCAGACAAAAACAACTACAGCTTGTTCTTTACCCGATCCTCATATTGGACCGCGTCTTCAGAAAATTCATCCAGAAACATTAGAAATTATTCATACCTATGAAACTGTAACAGAATGTATGAAGGAAGATCCCAATCGAAAACGTCCAAGCCTAAATAAAGCTTCTCGAGAAAATACCATTTATCGTGGTTTTCGTTGGCAACTTGTTGATCGAGATCAAGATCCAACAAGTGTTTCTACAATTGAACCTACTAAAAAAACAAAAGTGCAAAAGAATGGTTATATTGCTAAAGTGAATAGTGAACAAACTGAAATCATTCATGTATATCTTGATCGTAAATCAGCATCCATATGTAATAATTATCCTTCTATCGGCTCATTGGATGGCGTGGTAAAAAATCATACTATCAAAGATGGGTATTACTATCAACTGTATGATGAATGCAAAGATGATATTCGATTAAAATGGGCAGAACAACATGGAGAACCTGTACTTTATCATGATGGTGTTGGACAATATGATACTAATAATACATTGATAACAGAATATATTAGTCGATTTGATTGTACAGTTCGCATGGGAATCAGTCAAAAATCATTGGCAAAAGTATTAAATAAAGATCTTATGTATCACCAATTCTATCTCAGAAGTCTTGGTGAAAAAATATGTATATGAAATTCACTGATGAGTTTCTTAACGAAAAAACTTGTTTTTCCGATATAACTTTAATAAACCCCAAGTAAGTTTATTTAAGTTATCAAAATAGTTTTCCAGGAAAAATATTGATCTCCATTGTCTTTTCATTATAGTATACGCCAAAAAATCCATCTAGTTGTCGCCAATCATCATTTTGGAAAGAACCTGGAATAACACGAATCACTTCTTCAAACTGACGGCTAATCCATTCATTATAAATACGAAACATTTGACCACCCCCTGTCCCTATTACTTGATTAAAGTTTGTTTTAATACCAACTGGTAGAGTTTTGTTCAGATGATTATATAACATTTTTGCTTGTTTTAAATTCAATGGCTTATCAAATGTATAAACCGATAAAACATAACATTCATACTTCTCGTTATTGATATTGTAATTCAGTACATAGACATTTTGATTTGTCAAAAATAGTCCAAAATCTTGACCACCTTGAGGTGTAGTTACACGCTGTATAAAAAGTATTTTTTCACCAAGAGATGATATATGTTTAAAAAAAGGTAAAGATCTTTTATAATTTATAGTATCATTTTTGTAAGCATCTAAAGTCAAATTAGGATCTCTTGCATATAATTCTCTATAAAAATCATCTAATTCCTGTTTTTCTGTTTGCTTAGCCAATTGTTTAGCTTCATAATCTGACTCTTCATGTCTCATATTTGCATTAAAGCCTTTAGAAGAAGCTTGTATACGTTGTTGAACATACTGTTCGACATCATCATTATCTTCTTTTTGTTCTTTGATAATTCCAGAACCACCTTTTTGTTCAAAGTATGCTTTTAAATTATGATACGGTTCCACTGCTTGTTTTTTAGCTTGTTTGTAACTTAAGTGCGAATTTTTCTCATGAAAGAATTTAACAAATTGTAACCACTCGCCTGACATTTTGTTCTTATTATATATTATATTTAATTTCAATTGAAGTTTTGACTATAAAATTTGCTCATCAAAGTTGGAGGATCAAACTTAGAAGACTGTGATCATAATATTAAAAATATTCTACTGAACTTTTAGATAATTAAAAATATAATATAAATTACATATTATATTTTCAAACAAATTTATTCCATCTTCCTAAAATGTACTATAATTATAACCGATTAATTCTTCATATGACTTCTTGTATTTCTCTTTATCTAAATTACGATACTTTACATCCAATCGATTAAATAAATCAAACAGTTTAATAACACCCCACGGCGATGCATAATAAATTCCATTGACAGATGAACTTAAGATACGATGACCGGTTAAATCATATGGTTCTCTATTCACACTAGTCCATTGTCGATAAGTTCCATAGGGAAACATAACCATACACCATTTTGCATATGGATATTTAAGTAATGTATTCAATGTAGTCATAGTATTATCATATGAATACATGTTATCTTTAATTCTCTAATTCATTGCGGCAAAAGCAACCGTAGTTTTAAATATGCTATCCGGAACCAATGAAATCGTATCAATGCCTTCTTCTAATAAGAACTTAGCAAATTCAGGTAAATCACTCGGTCCTTGACCACAGATACCAATCTTGACGCCATAATGTTTACAAGATTTAATAGCAGAACTAATCATTCTTCTAACTGCTTCATTGTTTTCATTTCCGATATGTGCTAGTGCACCGGCATCGCGATCTAATCCTAAACACAATTGAGTCAAATCATTGGATCCAATAGAGAAACCATCAACATGTTGGCAAAACTGATCTGCTAGGATAACATTTGATGGAATCTCGCACATTAAGTAAACCTTTAATCCACTAATGCCACGTTCTAAACCAAACTCTTTCATAACATCTAATGTTTTCTTGCATTCCTCCACGGTACGACAGAATGGCAACATCACAATAACATTGGTTAAACCCATGATTTCGCGAACATAACGAACGGCTTCACATTCTAATTGAAAGGCATCTTTGAATTCTGGACTATAGTATCTAGCACAACCTCTAAAACCTAACATAGGGTTTTCTTCAGTTGGTTCATATAAGGCTCCTCCCAATAGATCTTTGTATTCATTTGACTTAAAATCACTAAAACGAACAATAACTGGTTTAGGATAGAAAGTTGCACCAATTCTAGCAATACCATATGCTAATCGTTTCACATAGAATTCACGAGGGTTCGAAAAGCCACGACTACGAAGTTCAATCTCCGTTCTCATTTCTTTAGGGATCTTTTCTAAATTTAGAATTGCATTTGGATGAATACCAATCGTATTTGCAATAATGAATTCTTCACGTGCTAACCCTACACCTGCAACAGGTAAATACGCATGTTTAAAAACACTTTCTGGATTACCGATGTTCAACATAAGCTTTGTATGAAGTTCACCAAGAGAAGGTAATTCTGCTAAATTGTATTCCTTTGTTTCATATGCCATTTTACCACTAAAGACTTTACCTGTGTCTCCTAAACTGCAACAAGCTGTTATCTCCATATCATTCTTTAGAACCTCAGTTGCATTACCACATCCAACAATGGCGGTTTTTCCTAATTCGCGGCTAACAATGGCAGCATGTGAAGTACGACCACCTTTATCTGTAATAATAGCACTTGCTTTCTTCATCAATGGTTCATATGTTGGATCTGTGTATTCGGTAACAAGAACGTCGCCTTCTTGAAATTCTTCGCTATCACGAGTATCCAAACTAAAGATAAGTTTTACCTTTCCGCTACCAATCGAACTTCCTACTGCCACACCGGACAATAATTCAGTTCCTGTTTCGGCTAATTTGTATTCAGTATAGGTGTTTTTACCAGAACGACGACTATGAATTGTTTCTGGACGAGCTTGAACGATATATAATTCGTTACTCAAACCATCGAGAGCCCATTCTACATCGACAGGACACCAGCGACCATACTTTTTGCTATAATAGGTTTCGATTTGAACGACCCATTTAGCAAGTTGGATTACACGAATATCATCTAGGCAAAAACGATTTTGTTTAAAAGTTTCCACATGAACAATTTTAGTTCTACGATCGGGTTCATCAGCATAGACCATTTTGTCAGTTTTATTACCTAAATGCTTATCAATGATGGATTTAAAACCCTGAGAAAGAGTAGACTTAAATACCAAAAATTCATCTGGCTTTACTTGACCACTTACTACCATTTCTCCTAGACCCCAACTACCATTAATGCATACTAGATCACGAAAACCAGTATCCGGATCAAGTGAAAAAGCGACACCACTGCTACCTAAATCACTACGAACCATTTTTTGTACACAAACACTGATTTTGACCGGATTCGTGAAGTGAAATGTTTTACGATAGCAAATAGCACGATCGGTGTATAAACTGGCAAAGCAAGATTTAATCTTTTCTATTAAATTATTGTTTCCACGAACATTTAGATAGGTATCTTGTTGACCTGCAAAACTGGCATCTGGTAAATCTTCTGCTGTTCCACTGCTACGAACCGCAACATCTGTATAATCTTGGGGTTTTCCATATGAATCAGTATAACGTCCAGAAAGTTCTTTGTAATATGTTAGAATCTGAGATCTTAACTCGGATGGCATTTCACCATCGACAATTAGATTTCTAATTTTTAAACTATTGCGGCGTAATTCTACTAGATTATCTACATTTGTTTCTTGTATAATCTGTTGGGTCTTTTCATATAGACTGTTTGAATTCATGAAATGGTCATATGCTTCTGCGGTTACAACGAACCCAAATGGTACATTTACGCCCATTCCATTTAGATTTCGGATCATTTCACCTAAACTTGCATTCTTTCCTCCTACTAGTTCTAGTTCATCTAAACCAGTTTCATTTAACCATTTTAAATGAGTTGACATAATGATTATAGGATTATACTAGATTAATTTTTTGTATAAATTCCTCATTTATTTTGTCCTATGATAGAAACATGGATATCATAAAAAGTCTAATAACTTGTTCAGGTGCACATCAACTCTTTCGTTTCATGGATGTAAAGATTGAAGAATCACCTAATTTACTAACCTGTATCCTATTTCAAATGTATTTTATACTTCGTTCTAGTTTCACTGTTTATCAAAGTTTACTGCCGGAACAATATAGTACAGCACTCGTTTCTACTAGTACACTAGAACAGGTTGATTATTTAATTGGATATTTTATATATGATATTATTTATTTATTCTATAGACATCCTCGTTCCCCTTTTATTATTCATCATTTGATTGGTTTTATCATGTTGTTTTCTATGAAATGGATAGGTATACCAAACGAATATTTATTTCATAGTAATGCAATTTGCGTATTAGGAGAAATCACGAATCCAATTTTAAATTTAAGAACTTTTACAAAAGGAACATCGTATTATGATCTCAATATGAAAATGGTAGGGATAACCTATTTCTTATTTAGAATGATCGGATTTCCTGCTGTATCTTATCCATTATTAAAACATATGCAATCAAAACCCTTATGGTTTTGTTTTGGAAGTATTTATATTATGAGCATGATCTGGTTTAAAAAAATTGTATATATGATTCTTTATCCAAAAAAGACTTAAACTATTCACAACCATATTCGTTAAGATGTTCATTAACTATCAAATGGCTCGGGTGATCGAAATACCTAAATTTATTATACAAAACATTACAAAGATACTACCCTGTCCTATAAAAGAATGTCCGTTGATAAAGTCTGTTGTAAACCATTCTTTTAGTTTAGTACAGAGTAGACAGAATGAAATTAGTATGTTATTGCTTTTGTTTATTTATTTTTTCCTTTTGTTTTTGACAGGATATGTTTCTATGCTTCATCGTTATAATCAACGTTCTGTTGTTCAATTAGTAATGGACACAAAAAAACCAAGTGAATATACAAATGCCATACTAATATATCTTTCTAAATTAGATAGTTTACAGCATTTGGTATGTAATGGAAACTTTTATATATCGTATGATAATCAAGAATTTCGTTTGACTTCAACTATAATTGGTAGATTTTTTGTTTCAAATGACCATACAATGGTGATTGAATTTTATTCACATGTACAAAAAGCAGACAAAATTCGAGATGTATTAGATAAAATTTATCTAGCATTTCAGAAACGTCAGCAACCACAATCCGTCTATATTCCTTTTCGTTCAGGAAATAGACATCAAATCCAATTTATGCAAAAGAGTTTTGAAAGCGATATGTCATTGGATCTTCTAGAAGTAGAACAAAATGAGATCTCTACCAAACAAATCCGATTTTATATCGAACATCCAGAATGGTATCAAAAAAAGAGTTTTCCGCATACGTTAGGTGTATTGATTCATGGACCAAGTAACTGTGGCAAGACTTCATATGCAAAAGCAATTGCAAATGAGTCTGGAAGACATGTGATATTGATTTCATCTGATTCATCCATTACCGAACAACAATTGGATTCATTGTTATTTGATGAAGAGATCATTGTATATGACAAATCTACCAAGATGGAACAATATCAAATTATTCCATTTGAAGAGAGATTATATGTATTTGAGAATCTTGATCGTATTACGAAAAAGAAAATGAGTATGTTTAGAGAACGTTTGAATAGTGTACTTGAATCATCGGAGCGTTTTATTATTTTTACAGCAGAAAACATCAATAAGATCCATCCACAACTATTTACAGCAGGTAGAATCGACGTATGCGTTGATTTGGGTACATGCAGTGTATCAAAGATAGTAAATATGGTTCAAGAATTTTATGATTTGGAAGATCATTTAGAGGAATGGAGTGAAACATTGGTAGGAGGGATATTGACACCGGGAGAGGTTCATGAAATCTTGCTTCGTCATCCAACAGATTCTTCTAGAGGGATGTTAGAGATCGGATTTGCGTTTGAAAAAGTTTCTATGGAAAGTCAAACAGAAGTAAAAGAATCGTCAGATCAATTGGTATTTACGGGAACAAATGAACCTATATCGGTTGAAACATGTAATACTATCCCAATTGAATCTATCGAAATTGAAAAAGAAGTAAATTCATCGTTAGAGATACAAAAAGAGATTGATTTGAATGTGTCAGAAGATTTCAAGAAAGAATTGGTCATTATGGATTTTAATTCAGATAGCAGCCTTCCTTCAGACGATGAACTGTTTGATGAACATCCATTGACTACTTCCCAATTTTTACAACGAGTGGTAAAAGCAGAAATAAAAGAGGTAATTGAACTTCCAGACCTGTCTTCTAAAAATGACTCTTATGCGGATCTAGTAAAGAAATCAATTCCAAGCTATATATCAAAATTAACTGACAAAAAAGTTTCTGTAGAAAAAGTACAAAAAGTAGAAAATGACGGTAATACCTTAGAATCAAGTGTGATTTTAGATGATTTTTTTCAAGTTAAACGCACTTAAACATAATATAGATTAATTATATAATCATGAAGGTGCTTCAAGTGTTGTTTGCTCTTTTTCTTGCACTTTTTTCGGTAGACGCTCTGTATCATACCAACTCAAAATGTCTAGTTCCTGTTAATAATTGTGTATCCTTTTCAGTCAGTTCAGGTACGGGATGTGCATGGATGTGTAATTACTGTGCACAACAACTAGGAACAAATAATTATTATTTTCAAGATGGTGTATGTACGTATGATCCAAATCAAGGTACTTGTGTGGGTAGTCCACTAACCGGCGTAACCTATACGTGTTGCTCTGCATAATTAAAATTCATTCATTATGATGTAAAATAATGAATCGATTTATTTAGCTTATCTAATAAAATAATTGACATCCTTTTCAGGATGCGTAAATTTTATATTATCTAATAAAATAACTGGCATCCTCTTAGGATGCGTAAATTTGGACTTCCCCTCTAAAATTACCTAGTTTTTTTATATAATCCGTTATTGTATCATCTAAAAAATCAATTAGATTAACGATCTCTTTCGTTTTATGTATACTTATCATGAAATCACGATAATTGGAGAAAGCAGCATGATCCCCTTCTAATGCAGATTGAATACAAGAGTTTAACTTTTCTATGTGTACAACCAAATTTGTACCATTGGTTATATCCATAATATTTAGTAAGATCTCATCTATCTCTTCTGCGGAAGCAGTACTTGGACTGGATAATATGTCCAAGAGTTCAGTAAAAAGATGAAGTATTGTATCTTTTCGATCTCCTAATGCATGAGAATTCTCTATTATAACATTTATTTCATCGGTTAAAAGTCGAGCACATTGAAAAGCAAACTCTTTGTAAAAATAATCATGTATATCCTTATGTGTCAATGCATTCCATGCTTCTGTAAAACTAAGATCATCTGAGTTTTGTTCTGATATTTGTCCTTGTAATATACGATTACATTCAGTTGCTAACCTACTTTCAATTAGGAATGGTCTGATAAATA